GTTCTATGTCATACTGCATTTTTTTATAGGTGCTACTGTTGGTTCTGCCTCCAGTGTCCAAAAACTTTTGCTGGCGTTCAAGTAGAGCTGTTAATTTCTGTTCTGTCTTTTCTATCTGATTCCGAATCTCAGCGTATGCCTGTGTAGGTATCTTCGTTTCGGCATACGCTTCCAATGCTTCACGTAGCTTTTCAACCTTCCGTTCCTGTGCGGCATACAGGCTATTCAGTTTCGCAAAAGCGGTGACCTGCTTCTGGACTGCGATTTCTGATTTTTTCCCAAGATCATCAATCCCATTTGCCATTCTTCTTACGGCGGCTTCTACCTCTTCTGTTCCTGGCTTCATGCCCTTGGTGTTTATCTCTGTGTCGATTACTATTGATCCATCTGCCGTCAATATATCACCGCCTTACGTTACGTGTCGAACAGAGCGTCCACAGCTTCTTGCTCAATGCGCCACTGTTCTTTTTCTTCGTTGGACATTGCCTGTTTTAATTCCACCATAGACCTGTTGTTTTTAAAAAATTCTATTTCCCATTTCTCCAGTTTCTCGCCTTTTGCCCGTTTTTGCCGAATTGCAAGAACCTGAGAAAATGTTCCATCTCCGATCTCATCAAAGTACCCGATGAAGGTCCACCAGTGCATATATTGGTTCGGATCGCGAACCTCACGCCCAGATATCTTGTTAATGGCAGAAAAAACAATAGGTGCATCCTGTTCCCAATCCATAACACGTGGACGCGGTATATTATCTGCCGGTTTCCCACAGTCCAGGAACCACAAAGCCTGTTCTATTGCTTCTGGAATATCATCTTCTGGAATACTTTCTTCATAAAGGATATCCACCATGACCTGATACTTTCCTGCATCGTCAAGATTTGCATCATTAAATGCTGTCATTATGTCGAGGCATGGTCTAAAATCTGTCCGTATACCATAAGACTTACCACCAACCGTAAGGGTTAATGGTAAGTCCCATGAGTGCATCATTTAAGTGGGGAAAGGTATCTTCCCCCAGGAGCTGCCTTGTATTTCTGCGTATATTCTTTTACGCGGTTCTGCACGGCCTGTAGCCGGATTCCACGTTTCTGCTCGATAACAGTTTTGATGGCATTGATAACATTTTCAACGAAAAACTGGCCAGAATTAAGAAATGTAAATGGGGATGTTATCGAGAAAAACTTCTCTGACACCGGAGCCGCGAAAAGGTAATCTATCTTTTCGCACATTTTCCGGCTGATCTCATTGAGATCAGTATTTTCCCCTCTTTCAAGCTCGCCCTGTAATTCCTCGAATGTTTTCACTGTCTCATCATATCTGTTCACTATGTCAAAATCCGATGGAATAAAAGTAAACTGGCCCAGATGCTCGCCACGCTGATTTACGATGTCAAAGACCTCGCTGCCATCATCAATGGTTATTATATTTCCCATAACTCACACCCTCCTCTTATGCAAGCGGAAGCTCGCCCTCTTTAAAGGCTGGAGTTCCAGATTCAATGCTTACATAACCTTTTTTTCTGTTGCCATCGAAGTATATGGAAAACGGGATAGTAAAACCATCAGTACCGCCTCCATATTCGCTTGTTTTGATAACAACATCTTCGGTCCATGCAAGGTGGTTGGTTTTCTCGGTGTCCTCAATGATAACTTCCAGAATGGTAGTCTTACATTCATCACCACGCAGTCTGTTCATAGCTATATCGCGGATCATCGGATAGATTGCATCGGTGGGGTCAACGTAATACGTTATATCCTCAACAGAAGGTTCATATCCGTTGTCTTCTACATAGGTCTCATCCCAAATGTTCTTACTCGTGGACACATCCGGGTTCAGAGCTACGCTCATGCTGTCGTTGTATTTACCGATACGCCACCATTTAGGTGTACCAGTTCCACCAAAAGTTGAATCAAGAAAGGTTCTATATGCACCTCTGGTAAGCTTCATAAATTCGTCCTTTCTGCGCTACTACGCTTCATATTCTATGTCATTGGTGTACTGCACCGTAACAGGCAGTACCCAGTCTTGCACCGCTTCCTCATTTGGCTCTAAACCGTATGAGTTATCGCGGGTAATGCGTTTTATCACTCGACCATCAGACAGGGCCGGAAAGGCCTTTAGGCGCGTCTGAGTGCCGTTTATAACAACAGGCTCCCGGCATATCCACTTGCCGAGGGTGTCAAGGAAGTCTTGTACATTCAGTTTAAGCCGTTCTTTTGTGGCTGCTGTGCGGTATACCACGTAAAACGGATACTGGCATTGCTGATGGATGCCGCCGCAGACATCTTCCGATTCTGCATACACCAGCGCCCCATTGTCAGCCGAAAAGGCTATTCCAGATTCTTTCCCAAGCTCCTCAAACTTAATGACCTCGCCATCTTCCAGGCCGGGATATTGATTTAACAGGGATTTCACCGCGCGGGTGAGAATATCAAACCCGCTTGCGTCCCGCCCTATGACCTTATCCATGCTTACCACCTCCAGCTATGCGCTTTACGCCTTTTATCCATGTCTTTCCGTCTGCCTGCTTCGCCGCTTCAAACCAGTGATCCTGTGCTTTTGGGTGTGCCTGGTGCGTGTAAGTGATGTTTTCTCGTACGTTGGTCTTGCCTGTGTACTCACTCACAAGCACCTTACGTGCTCCACGCCGCGCCAAGGGTGATCCGGTCAGTTCATCAACCATAACCTTACCCTCGTACAGATAGCGCCCTTGTGGGCCATATCCGGCATACACAAAGCCGCTTCCCTGTACCGCCGCACTGGCAGCACGGGTGGTATTGATAAAGCTGCACGTTACCATAGGCATATACGGCACCATACTGTTCATGACAGCGCCGTCCAGATAGTATTGTGCCTGCTGAAACTGCCGTTCAAAGCGGGACATGTCGAGTTTCAGATGAATGCTGCCAACATTGTATGACAGATTTTTAAGATAAAAGCGCTTGCTTCTCATTGCCATATTACCGCCCCTTAAACCTGCCTATTTTCCTAAGATTTCAAAATGTGGGATAACCGTATACGGTCCACCTACACTGGTTATCTTGTAAATATTATCTCTGCTGCTGTTCATGTACTGGTAAAAACCTTTTCGGTAATCATCATCCACAACCACACCACCAGTCCATTCACCCTGCCAGAAAAAGTCCTCTGGGCCGAAGGTGATGCTGTCCGGAAGATCATCATTTACCTGCGCCGCCCATGCTTTCGGGGGCAACCACGGCACCGCTGAACCGTCCGACTGCTGAATCATTACTTTGTCCCCATCCTGGGTGTAAGCAATATGCAGCGCGGCATTGTCGGTACTGTCTGGGCCATACTTTTTCAGTATTGCACCGTGGTCGGTTATCAGGTCAACGCCGGATAAAACATGAGGATACCAGTACGCATCTCCTGTCGTGGCTGATTCGTAATAATTGAAAAGTGTTATAATTTTGCTATAGATATATCTCACCTCGCATTTACGGGAGTTGAAACTGCGTCCACATCGCTCCAACCACGATATCTTCTCTTGGTTATAGTGTTATAGGAAATCCCGGTTATTTCACTCCATTCTGTTAATGTATGTGTTTCCCCATTTACAGTAACGTAAACATTGCCTCTTTTATTGTTGGCTTGCTGTTTCAAAGTTGCCCATCTACAATTTTCAGGACAATAATTTCCATCCACGTTTACTCTATCTATAGTAAGATTTTCAGCATATCCATTTCCTAATGCCCATTCCTTAAAATCAAGGAATGACTTTTCCCATTCTTCACAAACAGAAATGCCCCTGCCACCATAGTTTTTATAAGATGGCTCTCCAATATAGGAACAGCGTCTACGCATATCTACCCATATAGTGTATAAGCGTGTGTTTCTATCTCCATGAATTTTCTTAGATTCCGACACTCTATCTTTTTGATAACAGCCGCAACTAAGTGTATTTTTGCGAATCAAATTATTTGAAGCTACAATTACTTCGTTTTCACAATCGCATTTACAAAGCCACTGAGATTGCCCCGTTTTATTAACTTTATCAATGGCTATAAGTCTTCCGAATCTTTGATTTGTTAAATTTCTTGTTGGTCTTGGCATAATAAATCCATCTCATTTTAGGAAAAGGACTTACTGCTGTCTCACGACATGTGCCTTTTAATTATTCTTTCTGCGTTGTCTGCTTAATAACCTGATTCACGCCAGTTGCCGACAATCCATTAAACATGCCGACCGCAACCGCTGTGATATAATCCGATGCCGGGAAATCCGGGATAACTCCCATTCCGACAGCTCCGAGAATCCCACCAATAACCGCCATGATTACTGGAATCCATTCATCAGAGATTCTTTTTGATGCTTTGCAGCCCATTCCTACGATGTAGCAGATCATAACGATTGCTACGCATGAGCCTAATGTTGAAATATCCATAGCTTAGTCCTTTCTGTAGTCCTCAATAATGGTCTCAATGCCATATTCAATGGCACAGGTGTTCTCAATTTTGCACCCTCTGGCTTCGTCCCATCCTTTGGCGAAATATGCCACGTCAGCTTCTGCCAGAAGTTTAAGAGATTCGCCTATATACCAGAGCGGCTTTGCATCTACCGGCGCCGACTGGAAGAATGAATCAATAACTTCTACCGGTTCACCAACCTGTCTTTCTGCACTTTTGATTGCCTTTTCTCTTACCGCGAGAATTTCCTCATCTGTCTTTCCTCTCATTGGATGAGAGATAAATAACTTTTTCATATTAATCACACTCCTGCATACAATACTGGTATTCCATCATCCGTCCTTACTCCCATCAGAAGCGGTAACGCTGTCTTAAGAAGTAAGTCGTTCGTTTTCTGTACGTCCCCGGCGGCGGCATATACCGCACTCCATTCCTTCGCACTCGCCCCAATCTGCTGCGGGGTTGCGTATGATCTGGATTCGCTGCCGGATGATACAGAGGTTACTATTCCCGTGGTCGTGCCGCCACCCGGCAAGGCGGTAGCCGTGCCAGTAGCCGCTGCTGCCGCGTTTTGTTCCGCAATATCAATCTGATACAGGATATCAACCGCAGCGCAGACAGCTTTCTTAATGCGCTTCTGTTGCCGCTCATCCCCTGGCAGGCCGTCCACCAGTCGGTCAAAGGTCAGCACGTCGATAAAGTCACTGGCTCTTTCAGAAAACCGATTAAAATCAGATTCCGGCACGACATTGCCGAAAAATGATGTTTTGTAAAACTCATAGTCTGCATATGCCATGCCGGAACCCTCCTTACGCCTTTGCGGTTACTGTCGCATGTCCTGCGCTCAGTGCCTTATAGGTGCTGTCACACTCAACTACGGTAATGGTCTGACCTGTAGTCGCGGTGATGTCAGACTTACCATCCCATGCGCTCCAGTTCTTTACGTTCTGTCCATACTCTACAGTGGTCTCAGATGATGCCACTTTGTACTTATAGACGTTGCCAGCGTTGCCCTTTTCTGGACTAACAGTAATCTTCGTTGTTCCGCTGGATGAGCCTGCTGCAGACTGCACAGTCAGATCACCAAGAGTCTGAGATGATCCGAATGTAATGACAGAGATAGCGTCCAGGTACTCAGCAAACAGCACCATACCCATGATCGCAAACGCCTCGGATACTGCGGTGCTGTAGTTGCCCTGAGTATGGAAGCCAATCAGGTTTGTTTCACCGGACACAGTGTAAGAGAGTCCAGCACGCGCAAAGTCTGAATCACTCGGGTCAACATAGTAAAGCACAATGTTGTCCACAGGCGTAGCAATCACCTTTCCACGCGGGATTTCGCTGTCAGACAGAAGGAATACGGTATTAAAGCCCATAAAATCCTTCAGGTACTGGAAACCGAACTGATTCTGAACAGTAATGTTCGCAGTACCAAGATACTCATAAACGTCAAGGATGTTTACGAATCCAACAACACCATTCGGAATGGAACGGTGCATGTTTTTAAACTTGTCCTCAACGCGGCCTTTTGCCATAGCGAGAGCCATCTGGAAAGTGTTCTCGGTAGAGGTAAGAGTACCAGTCTTAAGATAGGTGTAAAATTTTCCGGTTACATCCGTCTGGAGCTGGAAGAGGAACTCTTCATCCGTCATCTCCACAGCCACATCGTAGCCATAAGTCTTGATCGCCTCGATGGATACAGCCTTTGCATACTTCTCCACATCCATTTCAGCATACTCTTTTTCTTTTACCTCGAATTTGGAGTAAGGGATTTCGTCACCCTCTGCGACCTTACCGCTCTGTAAGGTTCCGGTGGCGTATTTAGATTTCAGAGTTGCTCCAGGTTCTTTTTTGATCATCCTCAGCACTCCGAGAATTTCCCGGAGGTGTTCCCAGTTCCGTTCGAATCTGGTAACAAAATCAATCTCTCGGGCGCGCACCTGGATGTTTTCGGTTTTGATAAGATTTTGTTTTGCCATTAAAAAATCCTTTCTACCCATAGCTTTTAAAAGGTTTGTGGGTTAGCGGTCATACTCAAATCGCATGATCGGTAAGCGAATTACTCAAACAGAGCCATGTTACTTGCAATGGCCGCCTGGCGCTCGCTTGTGTCCTTGATGTCCTTGATTTCTTTCTTGGTCATCTTGCCCGGCTTGTTGTTATGTGTAATACCAGTAGTAAATCGTGCCTGGTTCTGAATTGCCGTCTGCTGGTCATCGTCAACAAACGCAGATGCATCGTCTTTCTTCATCTGCTCCAACAGGTCATTAAGGCCAAGAATCTTTCCGTCCTTAAGCTTAAGACCGGCATCCTTGATATCAGCCATAACCGCCTTTTTCGCCGATGTGGAAGAGAATTTAACATCTTCCAGTGCGGTTTTGAGAGCATCCGCAAAATCTCTTTCATAGATCTTGTCGTTATACTCTTTCTCTGCATCTGCCGCTTTCTGTTTCCAGGTTGCAAGCTCACCCTTAATGCTTTCCGGGTCAATTCCCTCAAAACTCTTAAGAGTGTTTTCTGCTGTCTCTGCACGTTCTTTCCAGGCATCACGCTCACCCTCTACCTTAGTGAGTGTTTTCGTAACCTCTCCGGCGTTTTTGTAATGCTCAGACAGTGCTTTTTTCACATCTGCCTGCTTATCCTCCGGAATCTCGATGCCAAATGATCCAAGTGTTTCAATAAGTTTCTGCATATCTATCCTCCTGGCCGTGTTTATTGACCTGCCGCCGCAGGTAAATGGATTAAGCCCGATAGACCACGGGCGGGGTAATGGACCGTCAGGGATTCGAACCCCGGACCACCCGGTTATGAGCCGGGCGCTCTCACCGCTGAGCTAACGGTCCTAAAACACCGGTTGCAATATGTAGCCGGTGTTTTAAGAAAGAAGTCGATGTGAAAAAGTCTTGCTGCATTGGCTAGGGGTGAACAGCAAGAACCCTCACGGCGGTCGTAAGCCGCCTTAACAGCCTATCGGCTATGAGGGGAAAGGAGGATTTTGCCAAAAGCAAAAATCCGTGCCATTGGTATGGCAAATACGCACGCCGGGAATTTCGCCCGCTTTTAACCTCCGGGATAACCCGTTTATATTAAGGGCGTGCGTGGGAGGTGTAAATTGGCTAGCAAAGATTAACCTCCTGTGAATCTTTGCTGCACTTATAATGTATCATTTATCCGTATGTAAGCTATCCACACGTTTATAACATATCTCTAAGTTTATCAACATACCGCTTCACAAGGTCACGTTCTTCGCGGCACTCCGCGTCCTTTGACATGTCCCCAATCTCAGCGGTCAGCCCATCCAGATGCTCTTCCAGTGCTGCAAGCATCTTGCGCTTGCAGTCTTCGGATTTTCCAGAACGGTAGCTCTGTTTCTGAGTCATGTAATCATCGTAGGCATCCCGTCCATCATTGCGACTGTAATGCCCTCGCACATAATGTTCCCCGCGGCGCATGTAAGATGCTCCGCGGTCATAGTCCGGCATCATCCGTCCATCCGAAGCACTGTAGCGGCCCATGCTATCCCGTCCACGGCGTTCACTGTAGTCACCTACACCGTCACGCATCTGATCAAGCACAGTCATATAGTACTCACTCTTCTTGTCCCAGTACTCCGTGTTTTTGATGTCCTTGTACATATCAATCAGTTTAAAAGCGGTGTCCAGATTGCTAACAGAAAGCCCCTTTTCTGCAATCTTGCTGATCTCATCTTCAATGCGTGCGCATAAATCTTTAACATCTCTCATCATCCCACCTCCTTATGCTACCCGTGTAACCACAAGATTTGCGTTTGCCACGGTGATAGCCTGGGTACTGGTATTCTCTACCGCAACATCAAAGCAGCATCCGCGCGGCACATCAATAAAGATTCCGGCAGATACGTTGTTAAACGCTTCTACCGCGGTCGGTGTGGAAATCATCTGGGACGATAAGACAGGCTCACCGCCGATTGCAATAGCAAGAGAAATTTCTCCCGCGGTTCCTCCGGTCGGAACTGCAATATTCGCAGAAAAATCCACAAAATAGCGGGCCTTACACTGGTTCGTCATTCCTCTGAGAGTAACTATTCCGCTGCCCTCCCGGTGCTGAACACATGCGGTCCCTTTTACCGCTGTGTTGGTATATACTACATTTCCATTCGCTGCCACATCCTGAGCGGCAACAGCTACATATTCAGCCATATTGTTTTCTCCTTTTTCATATCGCAAAAAGGCAGGACTGAGCCTGCCGATTTGCGTAATACCGGCTCTTGGCCGAACATCCAATGTCTTGTTGAGGTAAACAAAACATCAGAAGATACAGATATGAGGTTTTCAGCAGTTGCAACCAGTGTTACAGCCATAGTATACGTTCGGGTTCGGCACCTGGTAAGCCGGAATCGGTGCCGGATTGATCGCATTAATGAGCTGCTGGGTCTGTGCTGCCATAGCGGTAGTAAGCAATGCACTCTGACGATCCTGAGATGCAGCGCGTCTGAGATCATTGTTTTCAGCCTGGAGGGAAGAAATTTTCTCGTTGCACAGGTAGTCCAGAATAGCTCTGGTTCCTGCGTTCTGGCTGTCGATAATGTCTCTGGTGTTGTTATTCATGGTGTTCTGGAGTGCACAGGTGTTCTGCGCCATGTTGTAGTTTACACCCTGGATTGCTTCCCGGGTCTCACAGCAACACTGAGCAAGCTGCGCCTGGAGTGCGTTGGTGTTCTGCATGTTGGCTACAGTATCGGCATTAATAGCCTGCTGGATGCCGAAGCCAGTCTGCATGACGTTTGTATTGATGCCGTTGAATCCGGTAAGCATACCGTTATTCATGGCATAGAAGCCATCACACAGGCCGCTGGACAGGCCGTCCAGTTTGCTGATAACTGCCTGGTTGTCAAAGCCACGCTGGATTGCAGAATCGGTGTATGCGCTTCCGGCTGCTCCACCTCCGTTTCCCCAGCCATTGCCGTTGCCCCATCCGCAGAAGACGAACAAGAACAACACAATGAGCCACCAGGCGCCGTCTCCACCAAACATTCCATCGTTGTTTCTTCCGTTTCCGGTTAAAAGAGCAACGTCAGAAGCTGTTAAGTTTCCATCCATAATCATTTAATCTCCTTTGATGTATTTACATTGATTTGGCCAAATCATAATGTACTTATTTTACAAAAAATGCTATAATATATATGTACGGATAGGGTAGCTCCCGAAAGTCTCATGTCCTAGAGATTTCCGTACATTGTTTATAGGACACGCACTGAAAGGACAGGTGTTATTTTATGAAAGAAATATGGAAAGATATATCCGGCTATGACGGATTATATCAAGTTAGCAACTTAGGTAACGTAAAAAGTCTGAATTATAACCACACCGGAAAGCCTAAGAATTTGTCTATAAAAAAGCATCATACAGGCTATAGAATGGTTACATTGTGTCGCAATAAAACACATAAAAACTTAAACATACATTTTCTTGTGGCACACGCCTTTATCGAAAACCATGACAATAAACCATGTGTAAATCATATTGACGGCAACAAAGCCAATAATTGCGTTTCCAATTTGGAGTGGGTTTCTTATAGCGAAAACACAAGACACGCCATAAGAACAGGTTTAAGGGCTGATTCTAATATGATTGGTCGAAAAGGGCGATTGAATCCGCTTAGTAGACCAATTTATCAGTACACAAAATCAAGTCAGCTTGTTAAAAAATGGCTGTCAATATCAGATGCAGCAAGGAATTTGAATTGTTCGCCATCATCAATTATAAATAATGCAAAAGGGAGAACAAAAAGTTTACGTGGATATATTTGGAAATATGAGGAAGATTAGTCTTCCTCTTTTTTATTTCATGCCGCCCAGCATCCGTTGAAACTGCTGTGCCATCTGCTGAGCCTGATCAAGCTGCGCCTGTGATATTCTGCCAGACTGCAACATCTTTTGTACCTCGGCTTTGGGATCTCCCTTAAAGTTTTGCTTAAACTGCGCAAACTGCTGCATCATCTGCAAGGGGCCATTTCCGCCCATCGGCATGCCACCGCCGAACATTTGGAATAATGGGTTACTCATCTGCTGCCGCACCTCCCTTTGATCTCCGGCTCTCCGGTTTGGCAGTAGAGCCGCCGCTTGCTGGAAACGAATTTATCTTGTCCAGAATCTCATTGTATTTGTCGAAAAGGTCCTGGTACTCTTTACGGGTAACATACATATCATTCATGGCAGCTTCCGGCTGCTTCTGCGGCATTCTGCCGTTTATTTCGTGGTACTCAAACACGCGTAAAGGTTGCGGCATGCCGGATACATCCGTTGACTTGATGTAAAACCGCTCCGCTTCGCTGTCCATCAGCAATACGCATGATCCAGGCGCAACAAGGTAAGACTTCGCCCCGGTCTCGCCCTGGACCCAGAGTATTCCCTGGTTATTTGTCGGCGCTGCCATCGGCTGCGGGACGGGCTGGTATTGGTTTATCTGCGCCATACGGTCTTGATACGGCTGGTATGGCTGATACATGTTCGGATATGCTGCCATGTTCGATTTCCTCCAATTCTTCCAAAAAGATCAAAATATCGTGGCAATCGGTTTTTATAGGTATCTCTACCTCATAGTCATCGGAAAACATCTGCTCCATGCTTATATTTTGGCATAAAAAATAAGCCCCTGACAGTTCGTCAAAGGCTCAATAAAGTATCTATAAAGTTCCACATATGCGAATGATCTTTGAGTTTACCCGGCGGCTGATCCGCTTCGCGGTGGCAAGGCTGACATTCATGTTTTCAGCGCATATCTCCATCGGAACGCCAGCGGCCCGGTACTCAAATAAAGTTCTTTCATCGGGTGTAAAATTCGCAAGCGCCCGGAACCTATTTAATTCCGGTACTGTAAAATCATACACTTTCAATATCAGACCTCTTAATTCTTCGTTAAGGCTTCCAGCAAATCGTCCCGGGTTTTTTTTAAACCCTCCACATTGTTTCCGGTTATCTTGTTTTCGATCAGGTTAAACATGCTCCTCATAAGCAGTTGGGTATCTTCCCGGTTCTGCTTGATGTTGGAATAATCGTTGTCCAGCTTCTCCTTGATGTCCTTGATATCCGTCTCAATAGCGCCCACGCGCTTCTCTATATCCTGCTGCGGTTTCTTAGCATGGGAATAGACCGTGTAAAGCACCCCCGCGGCGGCTCCGATGGTGCCAATACCGCTGCAAATTGATACGATAGTACGCACAAACTCTAAGTCAATCATCTGTTTTCTCCTCTGGTTCAAAAAATATGCAACTTCGGCAATCATCCTCACCTGTATCCCAAGTGCAAAACTCGCTGTTTGGGTTACAGCATATTTGGTTATACATATGTCTGCATCCATTAATATCTGCTATTTCTTCGCGGAGTTCTCCGTTCGGCAATTTATCTACCCATCTACTCATTGCTTTTCTTCCAGTAGTATACTGGGATTTCGCCGCCGCTGTCCCAGGTGTCAAATATATGGCCGTCCTGCACACATACGGCATGGCCGTCTATGCACAGTATGTAAGTACCGCGCGGATGCTCCATGCAGAAATCCACTACGGTATAGATATTCTGGCCGTGATCGTCTATTAGGTGCCGCCGATACCCCAGGCTTTTGAGATACGCGCCCCAGACATAGTTCGCGGATGGCATATCACACAGGGCGCAGGCCCTTACCATTATTCCAGAAAATACCGTTGTCCAGTCCTTACCTGTTGCCTTGCAGATGGCCCTTATCACGCAGTCTCCTACCCGCTTCCCGGCCGGATTCGGGTTGTAATATTCCCACGCAACGTCATAATCAATCATACCAGTCATCCTTTCAGATTTTCATACCGCCGTGCGGCTCCTCGCGCCTTTGCCGCCTGTTCTCTGCCCCACCTTGCTATCTTAAGGCGGTCTGCTAACGGACGCAGCTCATTATTTTTGCAATACTCGTTGTATGCCTTGTTCTGCTTCTGGAGTAGATAAGACTTCCTGTCAAGCTCGGCTTGCAGTTCGAAGTGCAGCGCATCATCCTTGCAGTTTTCTACCGCCTTCTGTAGGCCCATAACCGCTTGCTTTGTTTTGCGGATTCTGCGCTCTAAGGCTCGTTGCCGCTGCTCCAGCTTCTCCATGCGCACATTGTCTGCTGTCTCTATGTCCTTATACGGGTTATTGATTCCGTCACCGGGTCCAAAGCTGTGCCGACAGTTCCAACCCCCCAAACCCTCTCCCGTGCCATATCCGGTCACGGAAAATGGAGGGAATCGCTTATCTTTCCCTGTCCGGCTGTAAAACTGCCCCTGCCACCACAGGTGGTTTCCCGGATTCGCCCCGCCGTCTCCCGTTCTGGCTCCGATATGTGCCGAAACAAGAATGATGTCCCACTCCTGCTCTTTCATCCGCTGCATGGATATGTCACCGGAAGCCTGAGATATCCCGGTGCGCACCGCTCGCGCTGTTGCCGTCTCAATGGTGTCTCTATGCCCCGTTGGATACTGGACTATAACGCCATTCTGCGCAACCGTATCAACAGCTTCCCTGACAGCCTGTGTGTACGATACAGCGCCGCTTATGACCTTATGGTACGCATTGTCGCACTCGCTTATAAAAAGGCTCTGTGCGGCTTCTGCGGTCGTTCTTGTCATGTTCGACCATTCGCCCATAGTGGCCTCATAATCCCTCTGGAGTATCCGAACCAGTGCCGGAGACTGTTCCAGGGCTTCCGTAGCTATCCCGGAAGCTTCGTATACAGCCTTATCGTATGCCATTGCTTTCACTCCGGCTTCCTCCATTGCGGCGGCTACCTCTTCACGCTGTAGATTGGTGTATCGGGCTATCTCCTGCGTGATATTCTGCAACAGATATCCAGCATCCTGTAGTATCTGGATGCGCCAGCGGTCGGATGATGTGAGTATGTACTTCTCCCCGCGTCCCAGCCGTATCATGATAGCTTCAATGATACGTGCAATAATATAGCTGTGCAGCGAAGACGCTATATCCTCGCTGCCCTCTGCCACTCTTTTGAGATATTCCGGTGTTAACATACCTCACCTACTCTACATACCAGATTTCCATACTGCCATTGTCCCGGCTGTGCCAACAAGCGCCTTCCAAGACTCCACCGGCAGTCTCATCCAGATAGTACCAGTCTCCGGTGTTGCCATCTGGGTCTGCGTTGTAGCCGTCCCATCTGTGCCACCCGGTCAGCATATAGCCGTCTGCGTCAAACAGGTACCAGTGATGGTTGATAAGACTCCATCGGTTTTTTAAGGCTTCGCCGCCGGAGAAATACATATACTTTCCGTCAGATGATTTGCGCCATCCGGTCAAATAGTTCCCTACGTTGGCCAGCTTTCCCTCGGTCAGATTAACCGCTACATGGTGACCTTCCAACAGTAGGATATCACCAGGGCGAAGATACGAGTCTCCGCTAAGATATTCTTTTTCGGTGTACGCATCGAATCCGGCTTTCACAAGTGCTGCCCGGAGGTTGCCAGTATAACAGTAGATGCTCACGCCCTGGAGCTTTTTGTCCTGCATCAGATATCCCACAGCCTTTACCAGTGCCGCAACGCCGGAGCTACAGTCTGCTTCGCAGTCAACCGCAATCTTCGCCGGATCGTAGCCGGATGCTTTCAGCTGCTGCCAGAATGTGTAACGGTCTCCCTGATCGTAGCCAATATGGTCATTCTTCGCCGCTCTTTCCGCAAGTTCAGCAATCTTTTTTCCTACCGCTGCGTTTGGGTGGCGTAGCATAACGCCCCACGGGCGGCTATACCACGGGATAACGGCCCACTCGTCACCTTTCTGATCTCCTGCCTTTCCGCCGGAATACTTGCCGCGCTCATCATGCCCACAGTTACTTATCATCTCCATACCTCCTATTCTTCATCAAACAGCCCTTTTTCTTCCGGCTGTGCTTCCTCAACCATTGCTTTCGCATCCTCTTTCGTCATGCCCTCGAACTTCACGAAGTAGTACCACGCCGGAACCTTGCCTTGCGTAACATACTGCCACCAGCGGCTACGATCCGCTTCCCGGTCATACAGGATGTCACCAAAGTCATATGTAACATCATAAGGCCCTACAGGTGACAGGTTGTAAAGGTCTGCGTATACGTTAAGTGCGTATATGGTGGCATTAAGGCACGCTTCCAGCTGATCGCGCACATCCTTGATAAACTGGACAGTGCGCTGTTGGTCAGCTTCCACGCCTGTAGCCGTCTGGATGCCAGAGGACTCGTTAAAGACAAAGTACCCGTTCGCGAATCCGGCCTTGTATCCAATCTGGCTTAACAGGTTATTGATGCCCTTGATTCTGACATCGGTATTAAGCTGCGGGTTAATCTCCTTATAAAACTCCTTTGTATCGTTGCCGAATACATTTTTAACGTAATGTGGAAGACCAACCGCGTCCGCCGGGCCACTGTGTTTTATCTTCTGCCCGCTCTCACACATCAGTCTGTCATCTGCCAGTATGATCTTCTGGCTGTCAAATATCTCTCCCGCATTCCGGCTATATGCTATGTCGAGGTCTTTCAGTTCCTCTACGGCTTCGCGGAATATCGGCAGCCCAAGTGGGGACGATATATCTACGTTATTGGCCTGCGGCGTGCGGAAGATACCAAACATTGGCTTGTCCAGTGGCTCCCCGGATGCCTTAAGTATCGGCGGTGTATCCTCCATCATATCTGCCCATTTGGTCCGTGCCAGTGGAATAGGATCACCGATACTATCAGCAGATTTTGAAACATACGCTCGATTGCTGATATAGTAAGGATACCGCTTCACTCCGTCCTGTATTACCTCTTCAAACCTGTGCCATTCCAGACGGGTGTACCATTTCTTCCCGGACTGGTAGCTGTCCTTGAAAATGATGCCGCGCACATCCAAGTTGTCATAGTCAACAAGCAGCACGTCCGCCGGGGTGAATACGTCCAGGCTTGTGCCATTCGGCTTAAGGAACACCGTACCATATGCACAGCCATACTCCACCCAGTCGCGAAGCTTTGAATAGACAAGGTCTATCTGCTGCTGCAACCACGTTGCCCGGGCGCTGCCCTCCAGATGTATGCCGATACCCAGAGTCACCAGGCGGGCAGTCTCAGAGCAAAGAGCTTTCGCAAAGTTGATAGTCTTAATGCCCTCATCATCATCCAGCCACTCCGGCTGACCGTGGTATATCTTTGCACATTGGTCTATGGCCTTTTCCATGTCTGGAGATACGATGGATTCCACATTAAAGTCATTCTCTGCCTGCCGTTTAAATATCATGCTAAACCACCTTTTTATCGTTGATAAGATTCCCAATTCGCTCACCTATCACCTGTTATAAAATTCACATACCTTTCTGGAGATTTTACCGTTACCACAGTCTCTATATCATTGCACGGAAACTTGTCCAGATCGTTGTATTCTACCGTAACATATCCCTCTTCTGTTACGATGTTCCTTACCCTATCAATTGGAATGCGAGTCCCGAGAATTTCTACAATTTCAACTCTCTCCATCATGCCTTTGGTTCTTTTCATTCCGCTCCTCCTTTTCGTTTCTGCTGTTGTGTAACCATCATATTGCTTCTTTTTTGTCCCGTCAACCGCCAAGTTTATCGTTCATGTCATCCACGATAACACCAGTGCTTCCGTATTGAGCACTCAGCTTTACGGTCCGCACAACGCCTTTTTCGATATCATCCCTGTATTCCACCTCAACCTCGCCGTATCTTGCATCTACGTCCACTATATTCTCAACAGGTATAACTGTGCTTCCAACAACCATAGCTTTCTTCCGCTACCTGCTGCCCGCAAACGGGGCAATATTTAAGGTTGAACGGCCATGATGTAACGCTCACCTTAGAATCTTTTGGGGTAGCATATAATTGACATCCGTAATTAAAATTGCTTCCAAACTTGTTTTTCCACATTTTTATTTCTTCGCAACAAATACACATTATGCACTGTTCCCCCTTCTCTCCCACAGCGATTCCGTAGCGTAACGGGTCGCGTCAATTAAATGGTTGTCCCGGTCTGGATATCCGCTTATGATGTTGCCGTCCTTATCCCGGTCGTACTCGTATTTCTTAAATTCTTTGCAGGCTTCCGGTGTTCGGTTCGGGTCCATAACCAGCTTCTTACCCTGTAGCCACTTCATGGAGTATTCAACGCTCCCCGGGCCTTTCTTTGCCGCTCTTGCTGGCAAACCATCGTCTCTGTAATCTGTCACAGATTTAGGCTCTGCGCTGTCGCAAGTTATAACGTAGTCATCATATCCGCGCCGCTTTATCTCCGCAGATGTCCAACTGTTTTTCTTTTTATTCTCGCGAATTTCGTCAATAAAGAATATAGTTTCACGCGCTGAATCGTAATATATGCGCACAAACGCATACGGATCTGGATACCATCCCCAGTCAACGCCCTGATAGATGCGGTCCATCTGGCTGATTTCTTCATCAGTGATCGTCCGTTCTTCGATAAATTCAAAGACATTGCCGCCGTTTCCGTTGGCTTCGCCCATGTACTCGTTTTCGTAGGCAGCAGGATTTACCTCTTTCAGATGCTCGGCATCATTGATGAACTGTTCACCCAGCCATTCTGCTGGGACATCCTTATATGTGCTTCGGACCACCTTTGCAGCAGAATCCTTGAACTCTGCTTCCGTGGTGTACTCATTCGCCCAGTTGTTTTTGCTTCTTGGCGGGTTGAAAGACTTAAACCTATACGCCTTGTCACCGCCACGGATAGCCGACTGCTGTATGTTTCTGACCTCTTCCGGACCGGCGAACTGGTCCAGCTCCTCAAACCACGAGATACCGATATAACCAAACTCCGGCTTTATGGACTTAATCTTAAGCGGATCGTCAGCGCCGCGGAAGTATATCTTCTGCCCGGTCGGCTTGTATGTTATCTCAAACGGAGAAGTCTTGAACTTAAATTCGTCCTCCAGTCCCATCTTCGATATGGCCCACTTAATCTGTGCATAAACGGAATCCTTGATAGTGTTGCCGACCTTACGCAGCACCAGGGCGTGCATATCTGAGTTGTTTTTCAGTATCTCTGTGATAATGCACGAAATCACGGAAGACTTCGTGCTACCGCGTCCGCCGGGCAAAACATATTCTGTGTGCAGGCCGCGCCGGATGTCACGCACCATCGGGTGAAACACATCGGCTATGATATCAAGGTCAAGGTGGTACTCACCCGCCGCTCTGGCGGCTTCTGATACTGCAGTAAGTTGCTCCCACTTTTCAACAGCTAACATGTTCCCTTTTAATGCGCTCCTATATACAGAAGCTGCAACAGCTGCGTTGTTGTCAGCGTTCTCCTCATCAATTCCAAGCTGTACCAGTTTTCTTTTTACATTATCAGGAGCCGGGTTATCTGCAATCATTCTGGCAAGCTCTGAAAGCGTCTTTTTTTTTCGGCGTGCCTGTCCGGATTTTTTTCCGCCCTTGGACTGTTCATCGACAGTTAGCTTATGTGCTCCTGCGATTAAGTTTTTCTCGTTTGCCATGCAATCAGCTTCTCACCTTTCTTTTTCTTCAACGGACCAATTCTGCTTTGTTACCCGTAAACTTTTCCCACCTATCCACTATGACATCACAGTAAGCAGGATCATACTCCATTATTCTGCATTTTCTTTCCATCTGTTCGCATGCAATCAGCGTTGATCCGGAGCCGCCGAACAAATCAAGCACGATGTCGCCGCGCTCTGTTGTGTTTCGTATCGCAAACTCGGACAACTTAACTGGTTTTTGCGTTGGATGCACATAACTGGACGATGAATCTTTTTTGATGGTCCATACTGACCCTATTCTTTTTCCTGTTAATTCCTTACCATTGCTTGCGCAAAGTATAACTTCATAGTCTGTGCTAAAAGTGTGTTTTAAATCTCCAATTCCACCGCCGCCCTTATTCCAGATAATCATGTTGGTTAGCTCATGATATTTTTTAAAAAGCGGCAGCCATTTATCAAGAACTTTCCACGTTGTGCATACGAATACAAAGCCATTACATACTAACTGTATATTTGGGAAAAAGTCTAATATCTTATCATCATTTTCGATAACATCAAATTTTTTACTTTTATTTCTCGCATTGCTCTGATACTCATATCCATAAGGAGGATCCGTGAAGCACATATCTGCTTTTTCACCTTGCATCAGTTTTTCGACATCTGTTGTGCACGTGCTATCACCGCACAACAGAACATGCCCTCCCATTTTCCAAATATCGCCCTTTTGTGTTACTGGTTCTTTTGGTTTTACAGGCTCGTAGCCGTCCTCTTCAACTTCTTTCTCTTCTTCCAGTACCTCAAAGCCGAAGTCAGTCATGTCAATATCGAATATTTCTTCCAGTTCTTCATTGAGCAAATCTATGTCCCATTCTGCTTGTTCCGCGACCTTGTTGTCTGCCAGCCGAAATGCTTTTATCTGCTCATCCGTAAGGTCATCTGCGATAATGACCGGGACAGTATTTATACCAAGTTTTTTGGCAGCTTTATATCTGGTATGCCCCGCAACAATGACATTGTTTTTATCAATAATTATCGGAACTTTAAACCCAAACTGTTTTATGCTTTCTGCTACATATGCTACAGCACTGTTGTTTTTGCGAGGGTTTTTCTCATATGGCCTTATGTCTTTTATGTTAATTTCTTTTACGTTCATAAAATTCCCCTTGCAGTTTTCTTTGTATCTGGTTAAGGTTCATACTATCACCCTATTTTCATTTTATTTCAATTAAAATAAAGGTGTATCACCGCTTTGTGATGATACACCTTGTTGGTTACCATTATATTCTTATACGCTCTCCTCATTATTGTCCTGCCAGAAGCATGCAGAATTTCAGTATACATACCTTACTCTTTTATACTTGGTTCTACACTTTCGTAGTCAATTCCCGCAAATGTTCTTAAAATAGCTTCAAATATGATTTTAGCTCCTTTTGCAGGTACCGCCATACCGATTTGTTTTCTAACAGACTCTTTAGACCCCTCAAAAATATAATTATCCGGAAATGTCTGTAATCTTGCCCTCTCTCTATTAGTCAATGCTCTTGGCTCCGAATAATGATACATATGCGTTCCACCACCGCCTGAACCAGTTACTGTATATGCAGGTTTATCTGGATCTAACCTCTTATAAATTTGACTTATCTTTGCCCCTTTCACTTTAAGCTGCAATTCTTCTGGCAAATCCGCAGTAAACGCATTTTCTCCTGGTTTAATATATTTCAATCGCTTTACAACTATTTCAGATTGCTTTGTTAACTCGTTATTATAAGCTTCTTTTCCTATTGGAGGATTCTCTATTGCATTCTTACAAGTAACATCAACATTTTTATATGGTTTTGGACTAGGTATTTTAAATTCATATGGCAGATCCTCTCTAATACCAACAATTATTACCCTATGTCTTGCCTGCGGCACCCCATATTCCTCAAATTTATATAAATTAGGATATATTCTATATCCAGCATTCTTCAAATCTTCCTGTATCTTCTGAAATGCCTTTCCATCATTAGCACTCTTTAATCCGCCAACATTTTCTGCCAAAAACCACAGCGGCTTATATTTCTTTAATACCTTTACTCCATATGTGTATAACGGACCATATACACCATCAAATCCCTTTTGCTCACCTACAACAGAAAAATCATTGCATGGGAATCCAAAAGCCAATGCATCTATATCTCCAAGACTGTCAATATCAAGTTTTCTTACATCACCACAAATAACACTATCGCCATCATCTGGGCAGATATTTCTCGTATATGTATTACATGTGTCTTTATCATAATCATTTGCCCATTTATGAATAATCTTATAATCTGAATCTTCAATCTTCGCTGTCGTTGCTCCCAGTGCCAATCCGCCAGGACCACAAAATAATTCTCCAAGTTTAAATTCTTTTACAATATTCTTCATCAAACTTTATCTCCATTTGCTAATTTACAGCCTTGCCATAAATTTCTTAAATGTCTTTGATGGTTTTCTGGCCCGGCTCCAATCAAGTTCTGATCCACAGTGTGGACAGGTAACATAATCTTCTGCCACTCCAAAACCACAATTCGGACACTCCCAGTCCGGTTCAAAATTTTCGTTATCCGAACCTTCGGAAAAATAGGCAACAATTTTTGGAACGGCAACATTTACCAGCTTAATTTTTTTCATACCTTTCCTCCAAATTTTAAATCTCGACTACTACATCCGGCCCTTCCTGTTCTGCGGTATTGGCTTCGTATTCTTGTCTGGAGATGAGAGTTACATTCTCTACCGGGACCTTGCAGGTTTCCGCAAATCCAGACTTTCCTTCTGCTGCCATCACTGGAAGATTCACACTTCCTAAATTTTTTGTGTTAAAATCAAGTGCCATCATCGCATAGCCTGTGCTTTCCGGCCCACCATATAAGTCAGCACCTACGATCTTGTAATACACACTTAATGTTACTTGTACTGTATTCATCTTCGCTCTCCTAAATTTTAAATTCATTCCTAACGTCTTGTGCATTTTATGTGGATACACGGCGCTTTTCACATCCGCCCGCGCTCCAACATTTTTAATGATCGTGCGGAATCCGCACACGCTCACGCACACGCTCATTTTCCCGTGAGGCGCTTTCGACTGCGGGAACATATATGGGCTGTTGTCTGTTCTGCTCTCCAAATATTCGTTGTAGTAATGCCGCGCATCATCGTCCAGATATAACGTTCGGTATCTGCCGCCCTTCTCCCCTTTAATGAGGATATCTCCCGTTTCTGTGTTGATCTGGTCAATCCTTATCTCTGCGATTTCTCCGACACGCGCCCCGGTGCTGCGGAATACCTCAATGATCGCGCGCTCTCTTTTAGTGCGGCATGCATCCCGCATCTGGATGATCTCAGACCGGCTAAAGAAGTCAATCGGCTTCAGCGCAACCTTTTTCGGTTCCGTTGCTTCCACCGGGTTTTCATCGATGATTTTTGACTTTCTCATCCATGTGTAAAAAGCCGAAAGGAAACGGCGCTCGTTGTTATATGTGCTGTCCTGTACTTTTTCCCCTTTTGTGCCCGGGCGTTTTTCATACTGTGATAAGTACCACTCAACGTCAAACGTATCTACACTATCCAATGGCTTCCCTACCACATCTGCGAATCTTTTTACAGACCGGACATATCCGTCAATCGTGGCCGGGCTGAGTCCGCGCTTCTTAATCTTAAACAGCTCCAGAAGGTAGCAATTTCTCTTTTCTGTGTCAGTCTTCCACTCTGCCGGAAGAGAAGTAATCTCCTGCACGTTTACTTTTGTCAACTCGCTTGATACTACACTGTCCAAAATGGAAAGCGTATCCTGGTCAGTAATGTAAATCGACATTGCTACAACGATATTATCAATGATTTCTCTTTTGATATTCTGGCCCATAGTAATCCTCCCTCTTGCAGAATCTGCAAAGGTCTGGTACAATGGGCCTAAGCAGATTAGGTAAGTGGTGGAATCATCTTGGCGGGTGTCCACCACTTGTTTTTATGTTCCATAATCCTTATATCTCCTTACTTGTATTTCCACAGGCCGAAGAGTTTCAGCCTGTGATAAAACTCTGCTTTGACTTTTCTTCGATATCCGTAAAAATCATCGGTCTTTGCCGGGATGTCCCGGCCCTTTCGTAAAAGGCTGTAATACCCGGCTTCTTTCGGATCCTTTGCCGTCAAGCTCTCATATATTACTATCTCCATGCCGGGAGCCTTTGATATTGCGCATCCGAAAAGGATAAGCTTTATCTCAGGATCTGGGCTGCGACAGTAAGTGTCAAGCTGGGATTCGTCCTCTTTGGGTACGTCATAATCAATCATCTTTGCTTCCCTTGTTCTCATCCTCTGGCTCCATTTCTGGTATGATCTTGATTCTACTCAAATCATACCGGCTGTTAAGTAACTGAGTCCTCACCTTTTCATATTCCAAAGATAACCTGCGCATTTCTTTCGCCAACGGCTTGCTGTCTACTGCCTTAAATTCATACTCGCCGTAAAGCCGTAAGCCATTCCTGGCATATACGCCAACAGTTCCCTCTTTGCATTTAAGCATACTTGCAATCTCTTTTGCAGTGTGTATTCCAATAAACTGCTCGTTCTTCTTAACGCTGTAAATTGTTACTGCCGTGTATCTCACCTACTAAATTTCAGTTTAGTCAATCACGAAATCAAAATGAACACTGTTAAAGTCATCTTCCTTTTCCGGAATGGGCATACATACTCCCGCTGCATCCTTCACATATGGGATTCCGCCAATTTCGATAACTTCCATCGGATAATAACCGCCCATTCTGCGAACAAGGTCAATCTTTTTCCCCACAATTTCTTTTGCATTTCCCTGATATAATCTCATGTCCTACCTCCTGTAAATTCTAAATTTCAGTTTTGAATCATTTCACGCCCTTCATATAACAGCCCCAAAATGTCTTTGATGCTTTTCCGCTCCGATGACCAAACAATGGCTTCTGGCCTATCGCATCCCACACTTCTTTCGCTGGAATCTGACATTCGGACCACTTGAATATCAACACCCCATCCTCTTTCAGCACTCTCATACACTCCTGGAATCCATCGTGTATCATTTGCGGCCAATTCTCGTCGAGTTTACCGTACTTTTTTGTCATCCACGCCGTCTCCCCGGCATCTTTTAAATGCGGCGGGTCAAAGACAACCAGCGGAAATGTATCATCCGGGAAAGGTAGAGATGTAAAATCACACTGCACATCTGGAGATACCATACATGTACGTCTTCCTTTGCTATTTCCAGACTTCCAAATACCAACAAGGTCTACGCAACGCTTGTCGCAAAACAATGCTGCCGGATTGTCCTTGTCAAACCAAATGGTTTTTGAACCGCATGTGACGTCCAAAATCTTTTTTCCTTCTAAGTTTTCCATTTCTTCTCCAAATCTTAAATAAACTCCGTAATATCATAGATTTTTGATATATCCAGCAACACCTCTCGCATCTCTGCCTTAGACCAAAGCTGCCGATAAAGCATAGCCATGAGACCGTCAAATGTATCGATGCCAAACTGCAGGTTATCGTAAATGATCTCATCAAATGTCTCATCATCCGTGTAGAACTCCAGCGGCATATCCTCGTTTCTGGCCTTATAAGCCGCTCTGATCAGGTTTCTGGCTGACATATCTGTATCGTAGTCTCTGTACATTGCCTGCCGGTCTTTCACATAGCAATCATTATATGGCAGTTCGAGCATGTCCATTTCTGATACCGATTTAGTGCTTAAATTAATTCCCATCTTTATCTATGACCTCCAAATCTTAATTCACCAATTCAAAATACCGCTCAAAAGTTTCTCTTAATACTTCAATCCACTGCGTTTTCTTAGGTGCAAACCGATCCAGTCTTACTGTTTCATCTCCTCCGCATATTCTGTATTTGTCGTCAGTATCTTCTTGCCATTTGCTACCTTTCACTACAGCCATCATTTTCCCCGTTGATCGACCGTCCTCGTCATACTTTTCAATATAAAATGTTTCATTGCACTTATATTTTTTAATCATCATTACTCCGATCATTTAATAAATCTTAAATTACGTGCTTATTTTCTCTGCTGTATGGGTACATCTTTTTAATATCATCTAAGGCTCTATCGTCATTATCTTCAACGAATTTTCCGTTTTTGATGTACCCGGTCGTAATCTCAAAAGCTTTATGCGCTATAACTGGTACGTCAACCATAATCCTACTCATCCTGCTACACCTCTTTATCTACCGCCTGTCCGGTAACCCGTGCATAATCATCCATCACTCTCTGAATGACACACTCTGAGCAGTTCTGATCGCAATTACTGCATGGCGTCTCGGCATCATCAATATAGCTTTCGCCGCCGCTGGTGAGTGGATTTGTAAAGGTGCAGCATTCCTCCGGAACCCATTCACCCTCATATTCAACCATCTTTACCACCGGAGTGACTGCTGTTTGCTGGCTGATCAGGTTTATCCAATCCATTGCACCGGATTTCTCTGTTATAGTTTTCCTCACATCATTCATCAACTCATCTGCATCAATCAGTTTCATAATGACCTCCAAATCTTAATTTTTCAGTTTAAGTTAATTTAGTTCTTCAATTCCAGTTCCGAAACATGGAAAAGATATCCAAACGCTCCAATCTTTCCGTAAACCACCTCGTTATCAATTGGAACCCTAAAACCCTGGCATCCTATTCGACACGCATATATCCTGACAGCCGGAACCCAAATGTCGTCCCTCCATGACACACCGTTTACATTTTCGTAATAATCTTCCACGCGAAAATCAGCTCCACCGAATCCGGAAACCTCTTTCTTAATCTTCACAGTCTCACCTGCGTGAGAAAATCTTTCTCTTTTCATTTTCTATTCTCCCGCATACTCTCCGGTATCCAACATCACACCGTATACACCATCATAGCTGCCAATCACGGTACCGCAGAATCTGTGATGCTTATGTTCTGCGCTCATGATTCTTACACGGATATCAAAACCTTTTAAAAGCTTTATCATGCGTCCCCTCCGATCCATTCCTTTACGCTATTGTTTACCAGATCATCGTAGTCGGTCCCGCGGTCCTCGAAGTTGCAGAATGCGTTCTGTTTTTTCTGCTGCCCGCCCTTTTTGGCACTATTCTGCGCTCTGGAGAACCAAGTATTAATGTGCCTGTTAATTCCAGTCCGAGTTTTTTTATGGGTCGGATTTGCTTTATTCCATCCAATAAGTGACCTTAACTCCTGTTTAGCATCTATGGCCGGGTAAAGCTTTTGCCACTCTGCAAGCGCGTTTTCTGTAACAGCATACTCAGTTCCGTCAACCAAAGGTATGTATCCAACAACAGGACTGTTGTCTTCCGGCTTTGCTTCTTTCTTTTTCTTCTTAACCACTGGTTTTTCATCTTCATTACCACTGGTTTCTTCCGTGTAGGTTTGTTTCGCCGGACGCCCACCTTTCGCCCCATCAGCCTTACGCTTGATATTGGCATCAATCTGGGGTTTTGCCATGTCAAAGATAGCCATATATGTACAGCCGTCATCTTCCGGTTCCATATCCTCTAGGCCGTAGTCAATGATGGCCCACAGTGCCTTAAGCTGTTCTGCGTCCGGTAGGCGTTTTATAGCTTTTGCAAAGCTGCTGTAAAATATCAAGCTATCTCTCATCTCTTCCGGCCTCCCACTCTCTGTAAATCTGGATCCAGTCGGTAAGCCGCATGGTTACCAACCATTCGCAGCGGTCGCGCCGGTGAAATACCGCCGGAAGCAGGCCAGGAAGCGCGTCATGCACCGCCTGTGCTACTGCATCCAGAAGATTCAGTTTCTCAACCCGCTTACACTCAATATGGATACCAGGGAGACCGATCACATCAGCGTTGCCCGCTGCGCCGCAATACTGCTGCCCCCTTCTGGTGTCATATCCCACCTCACGGAGTATCCCGGCAAGCTCCCTTTCTCCCCTAGCTCCCTTTTCTCTCTGTGCTTTACCCATTTCCAATACCTCCAAAGAGGGAAAGCTGACCGACTATCTGGCCGTTCTTGATGCCTTGCTTCGCAAAGCGCTTTGCTCCTCTTTCTGCTGTTTTTATGCTTTTGCATCTGCGATTCTGTGTTTCTACCCATCGTTCAGCTTCTTTCCGTCCCTGATCGTTTGATAAGGGGATGTAATAACCTTTTCCGTTGTCCGCAGTAAGGATGGGGCGATCATATCTAATGATTTCGATTGCCCGCCTTACCGCACGATCTGGGAGGCCCGTCTGCCTTACCAGGTCACCACGGCTTGTGGCATTCTCACGCCCTACGCCTATAGCATTATATACAGCCGCTGTTGCGGCAGATGTAACCTTAAAGTCCATAGCCCTCCTTTCTGCCCCGCAGGGCAGATATCAGCGTGCGGGGCAATATCAATGGCATCAATATACTGTCGTGACACATTAATCAAAGCCATGAGCTATATGTAAAGCCTTGCGGCCATACATCATAAATATGATTTGCCAAACTCCTGACGGAAGTCATCACGGCTCCCGTAATGCTCCTCGTAGTATGTCTGGGCCATCTGTTTCAATATCCGGTCAATCTTTAAATTCTCTTCCGCTCGGATGAACCTTGCCCCATTTGGGTGTAGGTCTGGCCGCAGCGGTATCACAAACCCTCTTGCTTCGGATTTCTTCTTAAACCCCTGTCGGCTCTCAAAGATATGGTGCCGCTCTACCGCAGATGAGCCGGTAAAGTAGCAGTGGTCCATATCGTCAGTAAAAACGCTCCAAAGTCTCTTAGCCATCTTCCCTCCGGTTCTGATCGTAAAGCTGCTTCATCCGTTCCAGTTCTTCCGGTGTGGCTGTCTCAATGCCAAGTACCTTACACTCGTAAATCAGGCCATCCAGAAGGTGCGACATCTCAGCTGTGTCGTAGCGGCTGGAACCCATCAGAACAACGTATGTACGGTAGTTGATTCCGTCATTACCTTCGACCACCTGTGATGTCGGGCGGAGGTGAAACACCGTCCTTTCCATGACATCGTTTTCGGCTTCTTCCGTGTCCGGGATTCGTACATAACACCTGGAACCGTCCACCAGTTCCACTTGCCCGTATTCCCGCAGCATGATGTTGTGTGCCCGTGGTTTTGATATGTGGAGGTCTTCGGCAAGTTTTGAAAGGAGTACCCAGTAGTATGCGTTGCTGTCAAGGCTTCTTTTTTCTCTCCAGTGCGCCGCCTTAATCCGCAGCGGTTTATCCGCAATGCCGTCAATCTGGCCGGATACATCGTCCTCAATCTCAAATGTCAGCCGGAATTTGCCAGATACCCAGTCTTTGGAAGCACTTATCAGCCTTCCTTTGCTCTCCACGCTTAATCATCTCCCCATTTGGCCTTGAAAGCATTCAGAATGTTTCCAGCATCAGTTTCTGTCAGGGTTTCCCAGGTGCGTCCCTCTTTTTTTAGCCAGGACTCCATATTGACCTTGTGCTGCTCTGCCAGCATTTTGATAGTATTAATCTGGGCTTCGCTTGCCGCATAAGCATAAAATGGGGCTTCCGAAAACGGTCTCTGTTCTTCTTTCATCCACATGTCAAAACCCAGTCCCGTATGGATTGCAACGCATTTGACGAACGACCGGGTCATACTGTTCCAAACTCGCTGCTGGCTCATGCTGTTATCCTTAACCGGGTTCGCCCCATTCATGACCGGGGATTGCATGATGTACTCTTTGTCGTCGATCACGACCTTGATGCGGGTTTCGTAACAACGGTTTGTGATTCCGTTCTTATCCGAAAACTCCAGATCAGTATAATAAAGGCTGCTACCAGTTCTTGGGTTCGGAACTGGCTCAAAATATACCGTTTCTGCGCCGTATGCGTGCAAAAGCTCCACACACATAGCCCAGTTTAAGTATTTAATTCCGTCCCGCTCCACGCAATAATCACTTACATCGACCTTTCTCAGTTCCTTATACGGTTTCAGCATCGTTATCGTCCTCCTTTACCCAGTTACCGGAGAAGAAAAACTCCACAAACAGCTGCTTGTCCTTCTCCGGCATTTCATCCAGATGCGCTTTTGCATAGTCATATGCTTCGCATTCTGGAACTCTGTGGCCGTCCTCCGGCCCTATTCCGCACCACATGGCGCATCTCCTGTCAGAATAGCAATCATCTCAGGGCCTCTCACATAGCTTCCTGTTCCTGTTTTTAAAAGAGCCAGTGCAGCTTCAACGCGTCCTTTCTGTTCCATTAGTGCCTTAAAATCCTCATACGGGATTCCAATCATATTTTCCTCATCCATCTTGCTTTTTACCTCCACGTCTGTTAAACTGTAACTGTAATTTATTTACCAGTTGGCCGTTCAGCTCCGTCAAGCTGACGGCCTTTTTCTTTGGCTTCGCGTACCCGGTGTAACGGCTTGCGCCCGTCAGCGCCGCCGCCCGGTTCGTTCGGCACATCCTCCGACTCATGCCAGTGCGACAACCGCAAGGGCTGTCAGTGTCCAGCAGATCATAGCAAGCCAAAACAGCTTATCTTCGTTCTGCTGATGTTCTTCGTATGCTTCCGTTGCCCGCTCTGGGTCACTCATGACAGCCACATAACTGAGTGCCGCCGGATGTCTCCGCTCATGACATTCAATCATCGTATCCACCTCCTAAAAAACAACCGATATCCACACTGCATTAGTAACCAGTAGAACCACCGTTGTTACCATCCATGCAAAGAACCATCTTTTTGTACTCCTGTTCGCCTGGTTTATAACTGCCGTTGCGAAAAACTCTTCGAATTCGCCCCAGGATTCGTTTTTCTTCTGCTCCTGCATATGTTATTCCTCGCTTTTGTTCTGATGCGCCACCATCTCAAATGTGCCTTCTGGAGATACCCATATTTTAACATTTGGCCAGTTTTTAAAATCTCTTGCAGTGCTTCTTCCCCACATCTTGACGACCTGTGAGCTGTCCAACATCTTGACGACCTGTGAGCTTCCCCGCATCTCGCCGACCCGTGAGCTGTCCAACATCTTGACGACCTGTGAGCTGTCCCACATCTCGCCGACCTGTGAGCTTCCCCGCATCTCGCCGACCCGTGAGATTCCCCGCATCTCGCCGACCCGTGAGCTGTCCAACAGTACCTTTACATCGTTCAGCAGCTTTTTAACCTCACAACGCTTAAGACGATAGTATCCGCTTGAAAGCTTTTCCAGTTTCTGATCCACCAACACATGCTCTTTCCACCAGACGCATACAGCTTCACGGAAGATCTTCTCATGCTCACTCTCGTCAAACCACTCCGGTCTCATGTCCTGATCTACAACAAACCGCCATTTGTCCGGTTCTTCTGCCGGGTCAATCCACCACTCATTATTGACCGGAACTAGCTCGGCTCTCACAAACACATTCGTTGCTCCAAAGTAATCATCATTGATTCCCAGGCTTTCCAGTAAGTCCGAATGGCTGTCGTTCTCGCCAGGTGCCACAACTACCTTGTTTTTCAAGATAATGCCGCTCTTAAATCTGCACATCGTTTTTCTCCTCCGTTTCTTTCTTCTCGTTGGCTCTCAGTGCTGCTACGCACATAGCCACGAACACTACAAAACCGCCGCTGATAAATCCGGCTCCAAATAATGTCATTCTGCACCTCCGTCAATCTTGAGAAACTCCTCCAGTTCCTGCATGCACCTCGGGCAAAGATCGTATGATTTTCTCGACATATTATTATTATCCTCGAATCTATCAATCAAACATAACGCATTTGCTCTTCCGGTCTTTTCGAACTTCATAATTCCCTGATAAGTGTCATAATAGCAACCGCATCTATCGCATTTTCTTGCGCGCATTCCGCACCTCCATTGAGTTTTCCCGCCTTAACTCAACTCAGAATTGAGTTAAAAACGAATTAAATTGAGTTAAATTGAGTTAAATCAATTTGGACTTCTCTTCGTCCGTTATCCCTGCGGCCTTTAGCAACGGCCACAGTTCCTTTAACCGCATCGAGCCGGGATCTTTTTTTCTCAGCCGATACGTTGCCAGATTCATACCCGCCATCTTCGCCATACGCTGATCGTCCAAACGCTTGCGGGCTTTAATAACATCAAGGAGTATCTGGACATTCTCCCCTTTTTCGTCAGCGTATGTCTTTTTTCTCAGCATAAGACCTCCGCTCTGGTAAACAAAAATCCTGTAAGCATCCAATCTTGTGCGTAAACAGCTAAGTCGTGCGTATCTCCTGTACCACGCTATTCTAATGTGTTTACCACGTTGCGCCTACTTACGGGCCGGAGTAACCGCGTTAGCTCCGGGCAAATGGTTTTATATATTTACATTTACATTATCATTTACATTAACATTTACATTTACATTAGGTTTTCAGATTCAAAACCAGTGGTTTCCGAAAAGAAAAACCAGTGGTTTATTATCTTTTCAAAGTGTACGCTGGCTTGCCGTCAACGCTTGTAAAATGGTACCATCTTGTCTCGCCATCCTTGCAAAATCCCATGTTATCGACATCATAGCAAGCACAGATGCCATCATCCTTTGAATAGCCAAATGCTTCCCTTACCTGTGCAAGAGCTTTCCACAGTGGAATAAATACCCTTTTCATAGCTTATGTACCTCCGGTTAATACTTTTAAAACCTATGGTTAATAACTCCAAAAACCAGTGGTTATTTGATTTTTGTGTGATATAATCCATAGGAAAGGAGTTTTCTTATGGACATTTCTCAATCACAACTTAAACTGCTTAAGCGTCTTCAAAAACAGGTGCTTAGAAAATCCTTGCTTTCTCTCTCCGATATTGAAGATATTTCAGATCTTGGAAGTAATGGTTTTATCCAGTATTCCAAAGAAACCGATGAGCGGAATTCAGAAACCATAATACTCATTACCGCTAAAGGAAAAGCTCATTATGAGTCTTACATCAGAGAATCCAAACGCTGGCTGATTCCCGTAGTTCTTTCGATTGTTGCTATAGTAATAAGCCTGTTTGCCTTATACCATTCAAATCAGACAATTAACGTCTATGTCAACAACAGGGCAATAACCGAAACAACCACAGATAAAGCAGATATGTAAGTCGGAAAGTTTGGATATCGGCTCCAGAGTGGCATCCCATCGCCATACTTTTTCAATGCTCGGTGAATTTTCCGTATCTCTTTCGGATCCATTCTTTCCTCAGTGCTTAACAGCAGGCAGTGAATCTCTCTCTTTGTCATGCGGTCATATATGGATTCTTTTCTCACTTCTCCTCCTCGTCCTCTAAAAGAGCTTCGATGCCGACTCCGAAGTAAGTTGCGATCTTCTTGATTTTGTCAGCTTTCGGCGTATATCTGCCAGCTTTCCAATTGCTCAGCGTTGCGGTAGATACTCCGGTTCTTTTTGCTACTTCATAGTCAGTAACACCAGCTTTATCCCTCAATTCCGCATATTTGTTATACATTTTCACCATCCTTTCATAAATATATATTGACAATAGTTAAGATTTCTAATATAATGAAGTCGTCGAACAAAGTTATAAAAGAAATCGAAGCTATTATCTTTGTCTGTAGCTTTGCTTTCAAAGCTATGCTCAGAGTATAGCATTGATTTCAAAGTTTGTCAACAGATTTTAGCTAATTTTTCAAATTTATTTTAGAGGTGTAAACTATGTATAGTAACTTTGAAAAGTTATGCTCCGAAAGAAACGTAACCCCTTACCGTGTATGCAAAGAAACGGGCATTCCAACTGCTACGATAAGCAATTGGAAAGCCGGACGATACACACCTAAACAGGATAAGTTAAAAAGGATTGCTGATTTTTTCGGCGTGTCTGTTGACTTCTTAATAACAGGGAAGGAGGAAACTGCCGTTGCACAAGAAACACATGTTGATTTAAAAGCGGAATTTAACCGCATCAAGAAACTGTTGGAAAGCGGGGAAAACGCACCGTTGTATTTTGACGGTCAGCCCGCAGATCAGGAGAGCATCAACTTGCTGCTCGATCAGATCAAGATATCCTTTGCGCTTATGGAACGTATGCGCAAAAAATAGGAGAGGTAGAACATGACAGATGCAAAAAGGACAGCCGTAGAGTTATCAAAAATTTACCATACAAATGATCCGTATGAGATTGCGGAACGACTGGGGGTATATACACAGGTTGGACCTTTAGGGAAAATATTCGGATGCTGCTTAACCATAGCGGGGCAACGCTTCATTTACATAAACAGTGATCTGGATACACCTACACAGAAGATGGTAGCGGCTCATGAACTGGGCCACGCCGTGATGCACCGGGAAGACTACTTCTTTTTTAACTGGATGAACGATACGACATACCGGAGCCGGGCAGAAATCGAAGCGCACACCTTTGCCGCAGAACTGCTTGTACCGGACAGTGTTGTACTGGAACATCCTGGATTTACATTAAATCAGCTATCCGCATTAACCGGATATGCAGAAAATTTTTTGAAATTTAAGAAAATTTGAGGTTTTTAATGAACACCACAATAAAAGGAATCCGGCAGGAGCTTTTATATTCTGATAAGAGTTTTTTGTTGTCCGAGTTTTTAATGCCATCGAAAGCATCTTCTTTCAGAAAAATAAAGGAAATAGCATATTGCTATGGAGATCATGGGAGATTTGGATATTTGAGATTCCACGGAAAGAACGGTTCGGTTGAAACATTCTTGTTTCGGAAAAATAAAAACGAACAAGTTTCTGAATTTTTAGATACTGTTCAATTTGGGAATCCAGATGTAAAACTGATTGAAAAGTACGAAAGAATTAATTTCAATACCGCATGTAACTATATTCCAGGAAGGAAAAAGGCGTTAGGCGTAATATCTGTATTCATTATTCTAGTGATTTCATTTATGTGCTACATGAACAGTGTTTCTGACCTCATGCATTATAAACGGATAACGCTCGAAGCATATAACAAATGTCAACTTGGAATGACATATGAACAATGCGTGGATATAATTGGGTTCACAGGAACTCCGCTTGCCGAGTCCGAAATTATAGATACAAACATGACAGCATATATGTGGTATGCCAATGAATATAGCGGCGCAAACGCAGAGTTATACTTTATGGACGGCAAGCTATATCAGAAAGTACAAATCGGCTTGGAATGATATTCGGGAGCTTGTAGTATGAAAAAAGGGTGTTTATACTGGTTGGTACTCGGCTGGTGGCTCGAACCTATACTGTATTTGATACAACAAACTCGTATTGTTGTATGGATAGCTGCTGTAGCGGTGCTTATAGGATTTTTAATGATGGCCGGAGCTTTCCTTGTTGCTATGGCGTTCATTTTTTCCGTTCTGGCCGTTTTCATCATCATAGCCAGTATGATTATCGGATTGATACAAAAAATCCATTCTCGGCGTGCTTGCGGCACTGATATGGAAGACCTACACGCAGAAGAGCTTGAAGAGCAAGAAGAACAATGTCAGTCAGCGCAAGCCAAAAAGCAGATTCCTACACCGACAAAGGAACTGGAAATGTCCAATGAACAGGCTTTGAGATACGGCTCAATCTGCAACGCATTCCTGGAACACCAGGAAGAGCAAGAAGAAGCAAATGAACAATGCTGGCCGAAGCCTATAACTGTATGTATTCCGCAATCGGAGATGGTTCCGAAAGAAATCAAGAAAGCAGAGTTGGAACCAGTAAAAAAGCCAGCACCTGCACAGGTAAAGAAGCCAGAAATGTCAGATGAACAAGCTTTAATGTATGGATTGATCTGCAACGCATATCTTAACCACCAGGAAGAAATGGAACAATACGAACCACATGAAAGAAACAACGAAAAAGGCAATATACAAGATGATCTGTGATTCTACGGAACCGAATACGGAATTAAGCTATCTACTTACCTTTCGGTACAGATGATTCTTGATCTGCTGATTGAGAACCAGATCGTTGAGTTGGATGAGCGCCAGATTCAAAAGCTTCTCTTACAGCAGCTTTCATCTGCCGCAGAGGAGAGGGGGCATTCTCAGGAGTGACGATGCTTTCCAGACGCTCAACACGATTTACTAAATTATTCCATCGTTTTTTTGATATAAACATAAAATACCATCCTTTTTATTTTTATCATATCAGAAAAACCTATGGTTATATCACCAAAATAAAAAAACGCCCGGCGCTACCAACACCAGACGTTTTACGGATGTGATAAAAAATCACAAACCTACACCGATATTATATCACATCCGGCAGCAGTCACGCAAGATAAATATCCAAAATCTGGTGGCTGTATTTTTTATACCCAAAAAGGAGTGATACTATGGCAAAAGCAAAAAAATTACCATCTGGATCATGGAGAGTCCAGGTATTTGACAGATTTGAGGATGTACGAGATAAGAACGGGAAGCCGGTTCTGGATGATAAAGGCAAGCCGAAGAAAAAGAGAATCTACAAATCATTCACAAACGATGACCCTACACCAAAAGGGAAACGTGATGTTGAGCGGGAAGCTGCTATATGGGCCGCAAGCAAGGAAAACGAATCAAACACCCACGCGGAATTAACATTAGGCGAAGCCACCGATCTATACATAAGCCAGCGTTCTGCTGTGCTGTCTCCTTCAACCGTTAGGGAATATAAAAATTCCAGAAATCGGGACCTGCAAGGGATGATGAATGTAAAGCTTCAAGACATCACGCAGGACATGATACAGGCAGCTATAAATCAAGAAGCACTCTCCCACTCTCCTAAGTCTGTAAGGAATATGCATGGGCTTCTCACTGCTGTCCTTGCCGCTTACAGACCCGGCTTTGCAGTGCGCACGAAGCTGCCAGCAAAAGTTAGGCCTGATCTTTATGTCCCATCTGACGCAGACATAAAAAAGCTGTTGTCCTATGCAAAAGGGACTGATATGGAGCTGCCTATACTGCTTGCTGCGTTCGGCCCGATGCGCCGCGGTGAAATATGTGCGTTGGAATCTGACTGCATAGACGGGAATGTGGTGCACGTTGCTTATGCACTAGTACAGAATGACAAAAAAGAATGGGTGAAAAAGAGTCCAAAGAGCTACGCAGGAGACCGATACATTCCTTACCCATCATTCGTGTCGGATATGTTTAAAGAAAAGTCCGGACGCATTGTTGATATGACACCTATGCAGATCACAAAAAAGTTTTCCCGGATGTTAAAAAGGGCCGGTCTTCCACACTTCCGGTTCCACGATTTACGCCACTACTCCGCTTCCATACAGCACGCTATAGGGATCCCGGATGCTTACATCATGCAGCGCGGAGGATGGGGAAATGACGGTGTATTAAAACAGGTTTACAGGCATGCAATGATAAGTCAGGAAAGGAATATGAACCAAAAAGCGAATGATTACTTTGAAAAGATCGCAAAATAATTACTATTTAACGCGGATAGATAGGGGCGAGAAATGCAGCAAAAAACAGGTGTTTTAAATACAATGCAACACGAAATGCAACACGATGAGCCAAGAATGTTTATTTTAAGCCACTTGTGGCCGAGAGGTCGCAGGTTCAAATCCTGTTGCCCCGATTAACTGGAAAGCCGCATAGAACCTATAACTTAGGTTTTATGCGGCTTTTGATGTTATAAGCATTTATCACTTGTCGCATAAATATATCAAAAATGGTACATTTTTAAATACTATGCAACACGAAATGCAACACGAAATATTCTGGATGGGCGGTGTATCCATCATCTCAAATACTCCATTTGGAGTGTGTCGGGAACCATTGCCGACCTCAGAATATTCGCATTATTTCACGCCAGGACCATGCTCTGGATCCTGATCGTGATTGTGACGTGCGCTGTCTGGGGTAGTGCCTGCATCAATGACACCGTTTACCGGATGACCGCCGCCAGCCGGTTTTCCTACGCCCGGGCCGGAGTTAACATAGTGGCCACAGTCATCATCTGCCGGAGACAGGTTATGATGATCGTTGATATCGCAGTGTGCTGCATCATGAGGTGCACAGTTTCGGTGTAACGGTTCCTGGGTGTTCATTTCTTTTTCCATAAGTGTTTTTCCTTTCTTTCTGTAAGATTTTTGATACATTTATGGTACTATTTTTTCGCCGTTTGAGTGTCCCCAGCAAAATAGTTCTTTTGATGTGCTCAACACCAAGACAATAAATAGATATCTTCATGTCGTAGCGGATTCTATAGTGTTATTCCGTCCAAGCAGCTGGTTTTATGTAAAAGATTTTGGCACATATATTCCAGACGAGAGGGTATGTTTTATTAAAGATACGAATACCTTAACCATTTATTTTCTTAATTCTGACGGAACAGAATCAATAGGCACAAATGAGTCTGATAGGTTTATGGGAGTGTTATTATGGAATATTTGATTATTTAATGTAATATAAATTCCAATCATCTGCATAGGTTGAGAACCGACCCGTCCATAACTTACCATTCCATAGATTTGTAGCAAAAAATCCATAATTTGCATTGTCTCCAGCTACCAAAATGATAAAGTTTCCACTTTCTCCAAAAAATGAAGTATTCACACTGTTCAGTATGGTTACAATGGAATAACTCAATTTCCCACCATTTATAGATGCCGATATGAAGCTTTTAATGTCATGGTCTGTGGTTGATGCCGTTGCTATTAATTGTTTTCGTGTTAAAGAACTATATAGCGAGTTAACGCCGCTGGACAGATCGGTCATGCCGCCGGTCAGCGCAGCTGTGCCGATCTTATTTTCAGCATCCACAAGGCGGCTTTCCTGCCCCTGTATAACATCGACAGCAGCATTTAACAGGTTTGTCACTCTCATGATTCCCTGTTCCGCGTGATTTAGATGCTCTGCATCAAGGTCTGGTTCAGAGTTATCAACGTACTCAGTTGGAACATACGCTTCTATTTTTGCAAGCGCTGATGCTAGTGCTTGCGCTACTGGTAAAGATACGTTTTCGTCACTCATAATTATCTCCTTTATTTATTAAATTTAATGTAGCGAACTTTCGATACAAACGCGCTTGTATTATAATCTGCTGGAATTCTAAAGGGTAGAAATGTAACAAAATTGTATTGGCCTGAGTTTGGTATAGTATATGTTCTTGTTATCCATGCATCTTCGTCCGATGTTGTATCAAGGTGATATAATTCAAATGCCCCAAGAGTACCTGAATAAAAACTTCCGTTCCTATATAAAGGATTCTCATAGAAAACGCCTGGTCTGTTTTGAGATAGTATAAACACAGACAAGTCCTGGTCATAAGCTCTTGCTGGCAATGTGTAACATATCGTTACGCTTTTTGCGGATCCGATATTTATTTGTTTTTCGAACGTCACAAACGGAGCCACCGCAGTTGCGGGTGCAGAACGTATTCTTTTCCCCTCAATTCTAATGCATTTTCCTTGCAAAGAATCATCTACATCATAACTCCAATCTACAGACATCTGAGCATACACAGATGTTTTGTAATTGTCCCAAGATGACCCGGCACTACTAGGATTTTGGTAAAACGCACTGTCATAAAAGCCAGTTTGTCCAGGTGGAAACACACCATACCAGTAGGGCGTAAGCTGATCGGTATTCACATATCCTTCAAACGTTCCAGAAACAGAGCCGATAAAAACGCCTTTTTTAATATTCTCCGGTTTAAGATTCTCCACTCCATTTACCGTTATGTCACCAGTCATATACTTTCCAGATACATTGAGTAAGGATCCATTTGCGACCGGATTAACCGTCATTGCTCCCTGCGTAACAATATTCTGAGTTACCGCAGATCCTGCATCGACATATCCAGCCGGAATAACATACGTCTCATTGGCTGCAAGCACCTTACTGATCTTTCCAATTTTTTTCTGAGTTCCGGTCTGAATTTCATCGGTTCCAGATCCATAAAACTTTTCTCCTGCAACAACGTCTGCTGGTGTGGCTGTAAGATCTGAAATATCTACTGCGCCGCCCTGGCGCTTAATAATGCACTCTCCCATCAACTGTACCCCTCATAAGTTCCGGTAACTCCAAGTATAGTTACGCCTTTTTTGATGTTTTCTGGCTTAAGTCCGGTAAGTGGTTCCACATATACATCGTCCGTCATGTATTTGTTCGCAGTTTGCACAGTCTGTTTTTCACTGGTTGGATATACGGTACCGCCTGAGCTTGTCTGCAAACTCTGTACGACCTTGCCGTTTCCAGAATGGATACCTTGCGGTATGGTGTAAGATCCATTCAGAGGTAGCGTTACTGTTTCTGCCGCAATCTCGGTAACGGTTCCGGTCTGTATGCTGTCACTTCCGGATCCATAAAACGTTTTCCCATTCCTGACCTTATCCGGCGTAGCTGTAAGCTGTGAATCATCAAAACCAGAACCGCCGCGCAATACTATCGCATCTGCCATACTCACACCCCTTTTATAGCCACGGTAAAATCTGATGATGGCTTTGAGTTATAGCAATAAAGCACAAGCTGACCACCGCCGGAAACAGCACGATCAACATACCCATACGCTTTGCCCTGCGCCTTTGCATCCGCGGATGTGGTGCCGTCTGCAATATGTAAAGATATGATAGGCACATCGTTTACCGTCATACCCTGTACTACAACACGCTGAATATAAGGCGCGGACTGAGACCAATCAGCAGCCTTAAATGTGGCATACCGCAGCTTTTGCATGTCCGCTATGTCACCAGCGTTTTGGTTAACCGCCTTATTTGTTGCATTAACGTCCCCGGCACTGTAAATATCACCATCCTGTGTGTAATCAGTGACATCATCAAATGATACCGTTCCATCGTCGTTCTGGATCATTCGATAGCGCCGCTTGCCGGAAAAAATGTCATCTTTATAATTAGTTTTTAAGCTCATACATTAACTCTCCTGTTTCCAAATCCGCGAGATCCAAGGTTAAAACTCAGATGATTCAGCCCTGGCTCAATTTTTTCTGCAATCACGCCGATATCGTAAATGATTTGTTCTATGGCATTTGCCTGCCAGATGGAAGTATACGTTATCTTTGCAGGAGTTAACGGTGTGCTGGCCGGAGCATAAAATGCAGATCGAATAGAATTGATGTTTGATCTAAGACGTTCCATATCTTTTTCTGTTCGAAAATCATTCATGCTCCAGTTCGTTTTGTTCCGCGTAGTGTTTTTGTATCCACACCGATTTAAAAAATAAGACACCCATTTTACTGCCGTTTCTACACGGTTTAAATCCTGATAGTCTATATAAGCTTTCTTAGTAAGAGACTCAATGTCGGCCTGAGTCCGATCAAATATAAGCCCATTCAAAATGTCACTCATGAATCGTCACCTTTGCTTTTATTGCATTTCCAAAACTGTAGTCTACGCTTTCAATTACACCTGACTTTTTTCCATCATATCCGGTGTCGATTTCGACTCGCTGACCGACAACTTTATCTTTTAGTAAAACATCTCCGGTAACGCTTTCGGCGCGCATATAGTACCGATAGATCCGGTCTATGGCCTGCTCTGCATTTTGTGCATTTATAAGCGTAGCATCAGTAACTTCTTTAATGTTTTTATTAAATACAATGTCAGGATTTTCCTTTAAAATCTGGCTTGTATTATGGATATATTTCTTGCCTATTATAGTAACTTTTTCTCCGGTTCCAGATACCACCACATAGTTTGCGCCACTTTTTACTACGGCACCTCCAGAAACAGAAAGGTCATGGTAAGGTTCTGAAAAAACTATCTCAGCCGTTCCAGAAAGTGTCTCGTTATAGATTTCCTGTGTTTCAGCTGACGGCTGATATGTATGTGTTGTAAGCCTTATACCGGTCACGATATCAGAGCGTTCCAGGGTTACGCCGTCAAACGTATCTGATGCCGGAAATGTTCCTGTTACATCATTCTGTTGCTGATACATTGCTACGCCATCTACGTTCGATGTGTCAACTATAGCTCCTATCGCAAACGCAATCTGCACCAGAGCATTACGCTTTGTGGTATATGGTATGTACCCGTAAAGAGCCTGATCTGACAAGGACGGGTCTATAGCGCAGGTAAAGTCCTCACCAGAAAAGATATCGGCTACCACATCTTTTACCAACTCCCCAGAGTATATCCCACCGACATACTCATTTCCGTCAAGGACGCCCAGCGCATCATGCGCATCCAGGTAATAATCAAAGACATTTTTCCTAGCTCCATTTTTAAGGTAAAAGTTCCCAATCAGATCATTATCAAAAAAAACTGCTAATTTCTGTTTTTTCTGGAGATCGAACGGAATATTGCTTTTGGTGCGCACAGTGAAAGACAAGGTATTTATACTGATGTTCTCAGATATTGCATTGATCTCTTGTATACAATCAGTAGTAACCAGCTCATCGGACAAGAAGTCTCTGTAGATTCCGTAATCTATTCGGGTGAGAAACACCGGCCTGTACGGCTTTGAAGTCTTTTTAAATGTAATTGCAATCATATTATAGTTCTGAACATAGTTATTGCAAAAATATCGGCTACTGTCCGGTGCAAAATCCTTAGATGAAAGCAAATGGCCGTCCTCGTACCATTTGATATTTAACCCGGTTGCATAATCTCCAGAGAGAAGATTGAACGTAAGCAGAATACCTACACTAGAGAACTTGCCGTTAAATGTTATGGTAAGGGTCGGCTGATTCATCATAATGTCCCGTCCGCCAGACGGATAAAGGAACACACGTGGATAAAGGCCAATTTGCGGCATAAGGCCAGGAGTTTTTATAGAGTAGCCGAATATGCCGTCTTCGTTTGACCACTCGTCACTGATATATCCATAATCTTCATGATCTTCCGGAATATTTATGTACTGACCATTCAAAAGGGAAAATCCCGGATAGCATAGTGCATATCCGGGATAAGTCAGATCATCCCGCCGGAGATCCGGAAATTCTCTTCGTGTAGTTGTTGTGCCTGGGTATAGCCCGAACTTTGGGTATAACCCTTTATGCGGGCGCAAACCAGTATCCATAATTTTAGGAAAACTATTATCTTTGGCGTATGGTGCCACATCATCATAAACTATTTTCAGACCGACTCCAGCTTTTTTGGATCTCGCTTTTTCTTTCATATCATCATGTCCTCTGCGGCTCCATTGCGATAAAATCAATAGATAATCCGCTCCATTTATTTATGTCGTTCCCGTCTTTGTCTTTTTCTTTTTTTAGCTTGTCTTTACCGTTTGTGACATAGGCTTCAAATTCAAGCGTTTCCTGACCGTAAGGAAAAGACATCGTGTGGGACTCAACCGGAGCCGAAATGATATCATAAAACGTATCATAATCTGCCCTGTTGCTTTTATCCGGGTCTACGGTTAGTGTGTAGTTATAGAATGTACCTATAATGTCCCTGTACATCCTACGGGATTGCACACGCCCGGAATTATCGCTATCGGTAACAGCAAAGCTGCGTTCCAGGTCTGTAACCTGGATGCGCAGATCTAAGCCATCAATAGTAAAAACACCGTTTATCATACTGTCACCATCCTTACCCCTACACGCTGTTTTTCTTCATTGTTTGCCTTGTACACGGCCTGTCCAAAGCGCCGACCGTCCACTTCCATAATAACCGTTATGTCCCGACTACCTCCGCTTTCTGCCAGAGCTTCTTTCAATGCCTGTTTCATCGTGCTTAACGGGGAAACAACCTCTGTCTCGCGCTTATTATCTCCAAGGATTGCGGCAAACTCTCCGGCACGTGGCGGTACTACAGTCCCAGTAGCAAGGCGTGGCATATTGTATGTTGCAGCCGCAGAAGCGTATTTTGCAGCTCTTCCACCCCCAGCACTGCTGTAGACAGACTGTGTTTTCCGTTTGCCTGCATCAATCGCAATCGTTGCAGCTGCTATTCCTGCCGCAAGAGATGCTGCCACAACCGCCGCGCCTACGCCACCAGAAAGTGCACCAAGAGCAACAGCAAGAACACCAACCGCGGAAGCTGCTGCCAGAAGGCCGCTTATCATTCTTTCTGTCGGAGTCATTTTATCCCAGTTTCTTGCCAGTACTGCAACCAAACTTATTATTCCGCTTATGGATAACGCAACTGGGTCGATTGCATCAATCATTTTTAAAAACATAACAATAAGCTCACCTGATTTAGCTATGATTTGTGATACTCCATTTAAAAACGCAAGAAATTTCCATGCGGCAAAAAACGCAAGGACAGCTACAGTTGCTGATTCTACAAGTGACTGATTTTCAGAAATCCAATCAGAAAACTTAAGCAATGCATTAACCAGTTTTTTTAACGCTGCAATAATAACTTTGCCACTCCATTCACCAAACGGCTGTAAAAAAGTGTTCCAAAACCATTCAGCGGTAGGTGCCAATGTTTCGATAACCGAATATAAAAGATCGAGAGATGCTGCTATAAGTTCGAAAACCTCCGGTAATCCCTGCTCAAGACCCCATTTTGTTATTGGAAGCAAAACATTATTTAAAAACCATAAAAGCAAATTACCAATAGCCCGTACAACCGGATTCGCTGATACAAGCACATTATCAAAAGATTCCAGGAGCGGGGAAAAATCTAAATTGGCTGACCAATCCTTAATGCTTTCAGACGCATCACGGAAGAATCCAGATAATGTAACAAGAATATCTCCAAGATGCCGCAGTATGTTCGTTCCGGTATCACCTGAAGCCCATGCTTTATCAAACTGCGTTATAAGGTTTGCAACAGTTTGTACCAAATTGGCAAACGTTATAAGCAAATTGTCCGTTATTGCCTTTCCGTAACCCTCCACATTCCAGACCTGCATGAACGATGCTCCAACATCTTTTGCAAGCTGTTTTGCGGATACAAACAGATTCGTGAGTGACTGCATCACTTCCGGCCCATTATCAAGCCACGATTCTTTCAGCGGAGCAAACAGGCCGGAGAATATCTTTTTCACTGCATCAGCACGGGCCTTTATGTCGTTTGATACCTCTTCCGTGGTAAACATCTGATCTGGTGTAGGTCCGACATACCCGGTCTTGTCCTGATCTGATTTGTTCCCGGCCTGGATAAGCTCATCAAACGAATACGTCAGCTTTTTATTCGCCTTTTCCTGTGCCTTTATCTGCTTGTTACTCTCTTTTAAGGCAGCGCCGTAGTCTTCCTCTACCTTCGTTGCTTTGGTATATGTATCTTTTCCGGTAAGAGCCGCAAAAAACTGAGAAGTCCATGTAACTGCTTCTGAAAGCAATGAGATGAACTCTACCAATGCAGGAGACGCATATTCCGCTATTGGAGAAAAAGCAGTAGCAAATGAATTTTTCAGCTGCGTAAGAGACGAAAGCACATTTGATATGGCCTTGTTTGTCTCTGGCGAATACTGAGCAAGGTTCTCCATTCCCTCACGGGCCGATCTAAATGCAAGAGATATAGTAGAACGCAAAAGCCGAAACATAACCAAGCGCCGTACCACGCCACTCAATGCCTCTCCATACTTCTTGGTTGGTTTTTGACTCTTTTTCTGGCACCGTCAATACCAAGGAGCCGTTTTTTATACTCCTCAAATTCGTTTTTCACTCGGTTATACGATATTCCTAGAGATTCATTCATCTGCTTGAGCTTTTTAGCTTCTGTTGCATACTTGTCGTACATCTGGGAAAACTTATCTGTATCTTTTCCAAGTGTAAAGGCTCCTCCAGAATCTTCCAGATCTTTCAATTC